CTGCTTTGAGAAGTGTTATCAAACCTTTAGCTAATTGGGCTATGTCTGGGATTGGGGATATGTTTAGTAGTGGTCAAAGTGCTGCTTTTACAGATACCTTTTCTAAATCTGGAACAGACTTCTGGGGAGCTGGTGCTACTAAAATATGGCCTAATGCTAATGGTGGTGTATTCTCAGGCCCAGGTATCTCAGCTTACTCAGGCTCAGTAGTATCTACACCTACCATTTTCCCGTTTGCTAAAGGTACTGGTTTGATGGGTGAAGCAGGACCAGAAGCTATTTTACCTTTGACCAGAAATTCTAAAGGTAAACTCGGTGTAATTGCTGATAGTACTGGACAATCGGGCAGTAATGTGTATAATATAGCAGTTACTGTTCAAAGTTCTAAGGACGAAAAGCCCGCAGATACAGGACAGAAAATTGCAGAAGCTATGATGAGAACTATAGCTAAACAAGAAATCGGATTAGCAGCTAGACCAGGCAACTCACTTAATAGAACTACTAAATTTGGATAAGACATGACTACAACAGCTTTGCCTTTACCTAATAAAATAGCACTTTCAAGTGATAAGTCTGTTAGTTTCAGAGCCATCTCCTCCCAGTTTGGGGATGGTTATCAACAAATAGCACCTAATGGGATTAATAATAAGGTAGCTTCATGGAATGTTGAGTGGGGCGCTTTAACATTAACTGAAAGAAATACTGTAGAAACTGTATTAGATAGTGTTGGTTCTTGGGGAATACTAACTTGGACTCCTACTAATGAAACAGTACAATTGAAATTCAGAATCACTAATGAAGGATATTCCAGAAAAACTTTAAATAGAAATGGCGTATTTTCTATTTCTTGTAAGTTAGTTCAGGTCTTCGACATATGACTATTAATCAAGATGTTCTAAAATCAGAAGTTCCAGCATTAGTAGAGCTTTTTGAGATTGATTTAACTTCTACTAATGTTCCGGCTCTAGTTGGTAACGTGTTCAGAGTAGCTACTATGACTGACTCTACTGACCTAGCTAATATAAAAGCTGTTAGTTTTGGTGGGAATGACTACGTTCCGTACCCTATACAGATTTCTGAAGTATCTTTTTCTTCTGATGGTGCGCCTCCAAGACCAAAGTTAGTAATAGCTAATGTTAATAAGTATATTGGTCAGTTAGCTTTTGCCTACGGGGATATTATAGGTGCTACTGTTACTTATATTAGAACATTTACACCTTATTTGAATTCCTCTAGTAAAGTATCATTACCACCGTTGAAATACTTTATAGCTAAAAAGACTTCCCATAATAGAACTACATTATCCTTTGAGTTAAGGGATTTCAGAGATAAAGAAAGAGCTTTCCTTCCTAAACGGCAGATGTTAAAGAAAGACTTTCCTGGACTTGGGATTAATAAAAATGTCAGATAGAATAGAGTTGACTTTCAAACAGTCTGAGAAGATTAGAGAACATACCTTAAACTGTTATCCGCAGGAAATGTGTGGTTTCCTAACTGAAGATGATTTTATTCCTGTAAAGAATACTGCTGAGGAACCGGAAAAGTCATTTAGAATAGACAGTATAGACTATGCCAGAGGGTTTAGCAAAGCTATAGCGGTCGTTCATTCCCATACTAGAGCTTTAAAGAAACAGGAACTATTTGATTTAAGAACCCCTAGTTATACTGATTATGTTAATCAGAAGAAAACTGGTTTACCTTGGTTAATTGTCGGCTGCGAGAGTTTAACAGTTACAGACCCAATTCAGTTTCCAAGAGTTCCTAGTAATGAGTATATCGGTAGACCTTTTCAATGGTTTATCTATGATTGTTATAACTTAGTTCAGGACTTTTATAGGTTTGAACTTGATATTATTCTGAGAGATTCTCTAGTAGATAAAGATTATCAAGATATTAGGCACATGAATGATATATTTAGTGACTATTTCGAGGATTATGGGTTTAAAGAAATTCCTTTTGAGGAACTTACAGACGGTAATCTAGTTCTGTTAGACCACGGTGGCTTTACTTGTAATCATTTAGGTATCTATTGGAAAGGTCAGATTATTCATCAAGGTATGATTAGTGTATCAGTTCCTTTTGAAACTTTCTTAGGAAGAATAAATAAGGTATTAAAATATGTCGGCTAAACTAAATGTTGTTATTCTTTCAGGTGAAAATCCTGAGGTATTTGAATTGTTTGCTTCTAATATAAAAGAAGTAGTTAGTTTGCTCCGCTTGCAGAAAGGTGATAGCTTTGCTGATGAATTGCTAAATAATAACTATAAGTTTGTATTAGCTGATTCTACTAGAGAAGATAGTTTTGTAGCTTTAGTACCTGAGGTTGTGTTTTCTAGTTTTGAAGGTTTTGATACTTTGTTGATTGTTCCTGAAGTAGATGGTGAACTACCTGCTGCTGCTGTAGGTTGGGCTGCTGGTGCTTTAATGACTGCTTCGGCTTCAGCTGGAGCCGCTGGAGGGGTTATGGCTTCTGTGGCTGCTTTTATGGCTACTTATGCTACAGCAATAACTATGGTACTTAATTTAGCTCTTAGCATTGGTTTAAATATGCTAATGTCTGCTTTGTCTCCTACTCCTGAATTCTCATCTGACCCTGCCGCAGCTCAGAACAAATCTAATTTATTTAATGGCGCACCTATAGTAAGAAACCAAGGTGGTAGTGTACCACTTATATTTGGTAATCCTTATTGTGGCGCAGTACTTATTTCATCTGGTGCATTTACAGAAGAGGTTACAGCATAATGGAAAACTTACCAGTAATTTATGGTGAAAAGAAAGGTGGTGGACATACTCCTGTAGAAGCTGCCGATACTTTATCCTCTAAACAGACAATGAGACTATTATTTGCCTTATCCGAAGGTCAAATAGATAGTGTCCAAGACATTTTAATAAATAGTGCGAGTATTAGTAACTATAGTTCTACTATAGACTACGAGGTTAGGCAAGGTACAGTTGACCAGACTGTTATTAAAGGTTTCTCTGAAGTAGAAGCCCCTTTAACTGGTGGTGGTGTCTTTCCAGTTGAGTTAAAAGCTGGTATTCAGCATATCTATTCACTTTTAGGTATGTATGATGCGGCTAGGGTTAATCTAACTATCCCTAGATTAATGCAAGTAACAGACCTAGGAGACCGAGTAGGTTACACAGTTACTTTATCTATTTACAAAAGACATCAACCATTTGACGGTAGTCCAGGAAGTTGGCAATTAGCTAGTACTATTACTAAGAATGGTAAATGTACTAATCCTTATTCATGGGATGTAAGATTAGAAAAGCCAGCTACTACCGGAGAGCTAGATTCTTGGGGCATTATGATTGTCCGAGATTCTGCTGATGATTCGGATGATAGGCATTATAGCACTACAGCATTATCCGCTATAACTACTATAGTTGAGTCTAGTCTAACTTACCCACATACAGCTTTAGTTGGTGTTACTTTAAAGGATGCTGCCCAGTTTGGTGGTTCAATTCCTGAAATTAAGTTTAAAGTTAAAGGTATTAAATTACCTTTACCAGTTAATTATAACCCAACTACTAGAGCTTGTACTGGCGTATGGAATGGTGCATTTAAGTCAGTTAGAGAATATACTGATAACTTAGCTTGGATAACTTACTGGGTTCTACGAGAACATGGCTCTACTTTCTTAGACTCTGAATGGGGTTTAGAGATTGCTGCTAGTGATATTGATGTAGGTTCCTTTTATTTATACGCCCAGTACTGTGACCAGTTAGTATCTGATGGTAAAGGTGGTCAAGAACCTAGATATACAGCGCACTTTCAGTTTATTGAAAGAGATAATGTTCCGACATTTTTAACTTACTTGTTAAATTTAGGTAATGCTAACTTCTCTTCTAATAGTTTAGGTCAGATTTCAATTATCTGGGACGGTGCAGGCCAAAGCATTACTAAAGTAGTATCTAATGCTACTGTAGTTGATGGTATTTTCGAGTACTCATCTAATGACCTAGAAGGTAGAACTAACCTAGTCAATGTAACCTATGCTAGAGAAGAACTATTTGGTGATAGTGATACCGCTACTCATTATGAACAGACTTTAATTGACAGATACGGCTTACAAACCTCAGACGTAGTATTGTTTGGTTGTAAAAGTGAAGCACAAGCTTTGAGAAAGGCTAGAGCTGTTCTTTATAACAACTGCTATGCTACTGATTTAGTGACTTTTAGGCAACTATTCCAAGGTGCTACTTACCAAATCGGTGAGTTAGTTTCTGTTATGGATAGTGATAATGTTGTAACTGACCCTAAGCATGGGATAATTACTGGTAGTTCGCTTTCAGCTGGCACTACTACTTTGACTTTAGACCGTTCAATAGTCTTAACTAATGCTAGTTATACTGTTCAGTTTATCAGGGCTGATGGTACTACATTCTTATCAAAAGCAATTACTCAGACTAATGGCTCATTCTCTAGTGTTAGTTATACTGGAAGTGAGATACCTTTTATTGGTGGTACTGTGTTGTTCTCAACTACAGCTTTAACTCCTAGAACAGTTAAAGTTATCAAAGTAGATAAAGATGATGAACACGTTTATACAATTACTGGGTTGACACATAACGAGTCAAAATATAGTTATATCGAGACAGTAGGTTCTATTGCTACGCCTTCTGGTAGTTTCATTAATTTTAATAACTTTACAGTTCCAGCTGTTAGTAACATTACAGTTGATGAAGTGTTCTCATCTAACGGTGT